CAATTGTCGTAGGCATCAGCCAACGCCATGACATTAGGGCCGTCCTCGGCGTAGATCATCGACTCTTCTTGCTCTTCTGTTGGTGCGCTCATGATGGCATGTATTCGTAGAACTGCTCGCCTACTTCGGGGCGTATCATAACAACTTTTATGGGTTTGCCAACTAGTTTGTGCGATACCCTAGGTGGAGCCTTAACTGGGACTGCCTCACCATCCATGCGAACCATTACCCAACTAGGGTTTGGGCATTTGCGGATAACTAGATAATCTCCCTCATAGGTGGTGTCATCTTGAGGTTCCACGGGGGAATCAAGGGTTTCTGGCTTAACCTTTGGCGGTCTACCCCGCTTTACTGCTTTCTTAGTTGGTGCTGTTTTCATGGTTTAGTTTAGATTTCATGTATCGAATCGCATGTTCAAGGGTTTCAATTTCCTCCGTAAGTCTAGGGGTTTTCCCATATTCTTCCATTTTTGCCCTCTTGAGATACGCTTCTTTTAGGCAGTCAATAATAAGCTCCTCGGCAACTATCGGTTTGTTTTGATTCTTCATAGCTTGTTAGTAACCTCCAGCTCCTTGTCTTGTAGCAAGATTTCGGGTTTCGTCAACATGATCTATTCCTGCAATAGCGGCGTAACGCAGCACATCGACTGGATCTTTCCATGCTTCCTTTAGCCCCCCATCACCCGTGTATTCACTCAGGGCTTGGATAATGTTCTCACACTCTGAAGAGACATAGAAATGCGGTCGGTTGACCGAATCTGCAGGTCTAGTGGTATCCCATGACATCTTGCCAATAAGTGCCTGTAGCCCATCGTCGATGTCTAAACCTGGAGCTGGAATACAAACCATGCCGGCATCGTTCAAATCCTCAATGATAGAGGATGCCCCATCCGCAGACTGGTATTTTGCCGCTCCAAGCCGAGGGTCAATCAGTCTCTCAAAGATCTTTTCATCACCCTCAAGCTCGGCAATTAAGTCCATGTAGTCACGGATACCAAAGCCCTGTCCTTTAGCCCCTTGTCCTGGCATCCACTTGCCACCCTTCCATTCAGCCCAGTCGCCTACATCGACACCCGGCCACTCACGATATACCCAAAATGTGCCAGACGCATCCACAGCAATCCAAGCCATAAACCAATTCTTTGCACCCGCCGGGTCAATAATCTGATAGCGAGTAACATTCGTAGTTGGGATCTCTGATGGCTGGACAACATTGACTTCTTTATTGAACTTTGGAAACTTGGTGGCGTGGGACTTAACTGGAACCCCGTACGCACGAATTAGGATCTCCTCCCTTGGCCTCCCCACCAGTGTCTCCTTAATTCGCTCGTAGCCACCGAAAGGGTTATCCTTGCTATGGAAGTAGTGGACGCTGGCATTGCGTTTCTTACTCCGCTGGACATAGGGGACAAGCTCACCGTTGAGCAGTTCAGCCTCGACGCTCTGGACGCTTGTCGCACCATCTAGGTATTCCTTAATCACCTCAGTCCACCCGTCAATCGGGGTGAATGTCACCAGCATCTTGGAATTGCGGGTAGCAAGACGGAAGCGCAAGGTGTCAATAAGCTCGTTACCAAGAAGGTACTCGTCAAGCCATACTCCGATGTTGTGCCACTGGGGGTCACGGCTACCAAGCTCTGCACCCTCTAGGATTGTAGGATTGTTCTGATACTGCGAGTAGGTCTTGAAGATAATCTGTGACGCATTGGGTAGGATCAACGAATTATCCGTGAACCCGTTCTTCTTCGTGTACGAGATGTAGGCATTAGCCGAGGTTTGCTTTGTCCTCATCTCATGCGGCAACCAGTTCCACACCGCGCTTTGTTGCTGGCGAATGCTCACCTCCGATGTCTGGGCGAAGCAGAAAATCTCTGACTTTGGGTTTTCGATAGCAGCTTTGACCACGCAGTAAGAACCCCACGCAGTTTTGCCGCTGCGATTTCCCCCAAGTGCCAGAACCTCAGAGACTTGCGCTAGTTGCTCTTCAGCTTTCTCCCAATGCGGAAGCCTAAATCCGTATCGGAATGGATCTTTTTCAGCGTTATCAATCGCCTCATGGTAAATCCGATGAAGCTCAATGAGATCATCTGGCTCCATCAAGGCTACCTCGTCATCGCTGGGAGGCTGGAGGATTGGATGTTTGCGCCACTGCATTAGTTCGTTTTATACGCACCAGTCTCCATTAGGATATCTTTGATGTGATACACACTATCACACTCCTCGCAACAAAACGCATCCTCTTCGGCTGGGAATGACCCTCTATTCCCGTCAACAAAGTGAAGCTCTCGACGCTTCTTGCAATGTTTGCATACGCCAATGAAGGGCTTGACGAACTTCTCCAGCACCACATTCCAAATCTTAGCGTCAAACTTCTCCGCTAGATACGAAGCGTAAACGCTGGTGTGACACTTGTGCTGAACGCCGTCATGCTCGACCATGTAGTGGCGAACTAGATTCCCACCATCCTTAGCGTAATCAGCGTATCTCGATTCTGGTTCTGCTATCATTCTACGATTTCGGCTTCTACCGCTTGGGCTTTGACTTTATTGGCAATCCTAGACTTAGCTTCTGCGATCATCTTGGCAGCATCATCAATAGACGGCCCCTTTCGATGCTCGACAATGGTACTCGCCATGCCAGAAAGCTGTCCAGCCTTATCGGTCATAATTCCAATAGTCAACGCTAATCGGTCTGGGGAGATAGCCTTGAGCTGGTCTGGGTCGCGGCTCAGTTGTTCGGCTTTCTCAAACAAAAGGTCTGTGTACTCAGCCGCAGCAATGGCGTAGCGTTTGGAGAACTCCTTGCGCTTTGACTCCAGCGTATCGTTATGCCTCCACTCCAGCGCACGAACAGTCTCATGCGTCACCTTGCACTTCTTGGCAATAGCATTGATACGCCCACCCTGCGCCAGCATCCAGAGGATCTGTGCCGCCACATTCGGGTTGTAGTTCTCGATAGTGTTCCGAGGGAATTGCTTAGCCCTTTCCTTGACCTCAAGGAAGAACTCTTTCATTGCCTCTTTACTATCAATCGCTGATAGGTCTTCGTCGCTCATTTGGTCTTCTTGCCGTTTTTAACCTTAACGGCCCCAGAGTGCAACTCTTTTTTGAGCTTATTCTGTTGCGTCGAGGAAAGCGGAGAACCTTTACTGAGTAGATAGCCTACTTGCTTTTTACTTTTGGTCTTCATTTTTTTTGCAGTATTCTAATATCGCGCACAACCTCTGGCGTAGCAATACCCTTCTTCATAAACATTTTAAGAACAGAGTCTGGTTCTTGGTTTTTCTGCATCTGCTTGAAGATGTATCTAGCCCTAGTCCCATCGCTAGTGCTAAGTGCTTTTACCAGCTTGTCCTTATCACCAATGTTCAGCCTGTCATCAATAAGCCGTTGCTTATGGTGGCTTGCCAACGACTTACCTTTATTGGGATCTTGCTTGGCTATTTCACGAATCCTTGCTTCAATGTCTTTTCTAGGAAGATTAGAGATTTCATCATAAGCGTCCGTAATTGTATCACGCTTAATCCTTGGTGCGTCAAGAATTTCTCCATCAAGTGCCGCAAGGGCAATCTCGCTACCAAATCCATTCTCTCGAAGCATCCCTGCAATTTTGCCATCATCAAGACCGATTGTACGCAAGTTGCTTACATGGCGGTTTAATGATTGAAGGTTGTCTCTGTATGACTGGTTACTTTGATTGTAGACTTCATCAAACTCCTGTTGGCTCATCTTGCCATCTTCAACACGAAACCTTGCTGACGCGATATTTGATCGTTCAGTATTAAGATTGTCATTTAAAGATCTAGCCCTAAACCCAAATCCTTTATCTATTGTTGTGTCATTAAAACGAAGTCCAAGCAGTCTTTGAGCAGTTTGACCTACTGGCCTTGTTTTTGACTTTTCTATTTCATTAACAAAACCAGGAGTTAGCAACTCACCAACAAAAAACTTTCCTTTATCCAGAATCTTTGTGGACGGGTCTTCAGCCGTAGTTATTTTGCGATCTCTTTCAAAATCGTAATTATTTAGAGCTTGGGTAAGAGCATTCATTGTGAACGATCCCTCTCCAAGAATGTCTTCGCTGATGCCCTCGACTCCATACTTCAAACCCTCCCCGAACGACCTGCCATTAAACCCTGCCATAAACGGGCCAACAAACTGTTGTTGAGGAATTAGATAAGATGTGTTCATCCACCTTACATCACCAGTCTTTGGATCTGATGTGATAAACAATGGACGCTTTTCAGCATATTCCGGCAAAACTGTTTCGCGCAGTGCTCGGTTCTTTTCCCTAGTGGTTCCAAGGAACTCCATTGTTTTTTCTATGGTCATTGCACTTGTTCCGTAGACAACAGCAAGGGATGCCATTTTTTTGACAGCCTCATCCCTAATTGCTTTTTGATTTGCCTCCACCCCAAACTTCTCAGATAACTCTTGGGCGTAGGAACCATCGAGCATCTTCTTAATCAGCTTTCCTTGGTTGTACTGATTGCGAGCCAACTCAACAGTGAACGTAGCAAATTGACCAAACGGAACACCATACCTTGAAAGAGTCTTAAAGTTTCTGTTTACGAAGTCGTAGTTTTGGAATGTATTATTTGTAAACTCGGCGGACTGCTTTTCAATCAAATCAAGCGGCGCATTAGGGAATTGCCTAGTAAGCTGTGACTCGTAATTCTTTGCAGTAGCAAGCCTGTTAATAACATCGAAAGAACTATATAATTTCCCAAATGGGTCTATTACCTTTTGTGCAGATTTTCCGATTGATCCGGATTGCAACCCAGCTTGTATGTCAGAAAATGTCAGACCCTGTGGAATAAGCCCAAGTTCTTTTTTCCTTTTTAACTCGTCCAAATCGACATTGGAAAGTTTTTTAGCTATTGACTCAAATTGAGCGGCGGCAAATTTACCTCCTTGTTTGAAGTCTTTAAATGGATTCATGCCCATTCCAGCCATATTTACTGGGCCATAAATGTAATTGGATGCAAAAGAAACTGGATTGAATACGGTCTTTGCTGCCTTAGATGCGGATACCGATGTTTGCCACAAGTCTTTTGCGGTTTTCTCAGCGAAGTCCATCGCCGCATTATCAGTTCCATTTGCGTACAAATGATTGATTGCCACCTGTAATTCTGGCGGCCCATAGAGTTCTTCCTCACCGATCCTTGCATTCCCTCTCCGCAGCTTGATTGGCTGAAGTCCCTCCACTCCTTCTCCAGCAAACTTCGCAATCCCCATATCCCTAAAGATGTTAGAGATCTGGTTGTCAGCTTTATCATACGCCACAAGCCTAGACAGCTTTGACATAGTCTCGCTTATCTTTTCTCCTGGGGTTGTATACTCACCAAGGTACTTTCTTAACGCTGGGGATAAGTCTTTCTTTTCCTTTAGGATTCCAGCGTTCTGAGAGTAGATCCAATTGTGTAGCTCATCTGGATTACTGGCCTTTTTTGCGTTTAGGTCAGCTATGTACTTTCCCGCATCCGCCCTGCTCATTGGAGAAAGATCAATCTCAGACCCGTAATTAGGATTGTCAATTTCAAGTCTATTACCTTGAGCGTCAGTTTTACGAATAAATTTACGCTCGTCTATTCCAATGCGGGGTTGAGTTGTTAGGTCGTCAAGCAATTCTTGATACGACTGTTTGGAAGGAGAGTAGTTCGCATCTCCAAAGAAGGCATAAGATCTAGTGAGATAATCCCCTTCATTCTTGCTTTCCTCAATGTACTTAGCAAGAAAGTCTGGCATTTTTCTTTGCCCATTGTAGTGCATTTCAAGAAGCCCATCTTGATATTCAGCAATGTACTTTCTGGCTTGAGAGAGATCAGCAGCAAGAGATTCAAGTTCCTTGGGAACCTTTGGTGATTTACCCGTAATATATTCCAGCGCAAACTGCTGGACTGCGGCTGGATCAGAAGACTTGGCAATAGCATCATTCACCCTAGAACCAAGGATGCCACCTACTTCGCGTCCAGTGGAAGCAATGTTAGCCGCATCACGCATTGCTTGAGCTGCTTCTTTTCCAACGACTTTAGTCGGGGCGATGTTAGCCTTTGCGGTTTGCCCAAGAGTTCCAATAAACTCTTTCAAGTTGTCCTTAGTTAAAAAGTCCTTGGGGTCTACATCTTGAGTCAGCGCATCAACATAAGAGACTGCGCCACTATCTCCACGGTTTACTAAGTTATTTAATTCATTTGGGGATTTACCAGCAAACTTCCTCAAAATGGGTATCATTTTCTGCTGTGACAATCCAAGCCCAGCCCCAAGTGTTCCAGCCAATGCCGCAGGCCCAACAAGTTCTCCAGCACTGGGCAGCTCGCCGGTTTCATAAAGTTCTTCAGCGGCAGCCGTTGTGGGGGCCGCGACAGCACCGACAGTAGCAGTAGTTGCAATAGGGCGTTTAGCTAATGCCTCAGATGCTTTAATTAATGCTTGTGGCCCTTTTGTGATCTTACTCCCCGGAATAAGGTTGATCAATGCCGATACGGCAGTCCTCCCCCAGTTGATTGAATCACGGCCCTCAATTTTTTGAGCCGCAATACTTCCAACCGCCCCGCCACCAGTAGCACTTGTGGCATATCCAATTCCCATTCCAATCGGAACTGTTATAAATTCCTCTGGAAGAACGGTAAACGGTGGGACTTGACCTATCCCAGCGGCAATAGCACCACCTGTTAGTGTGCCAGCAACCTTGGAGCTTTCTGAAATTCCAATCTCAGCTAGAAGCCCAGCACCTATTTGCATAAGTGACGGCTCCTTCTCTGGGTTTTTCTCTGCCTCTTTAACCCTAGACTCAAGTTCTTTGTTTACGGATTCTTGAGTACGTTCTGCCGTAACTGGAATTGAAACACCGCCACCGCCGGGAATACCAACAACAACGCTTGGCTGAATTCCTTGCGCTTCTTTATTAAGATTCTCGGCTACCTGCTCGTTTTGTTTTTTCTGAGCAAGCCACTCCTCTGGAGATAGCGCGGATTCTTTCTCTTGCTTTTGCTTTAGCCATTCCTCTGGACTCATCGAAAGTTGTAATTATTTATTTCTTAACAGAATTAATGTAAGACTCCCATTCGGAATCCGTGAAATTGGCTGGCCTATTATATGTTGTCCCGTTAACTTCAATCGACTTTGGGAGTTCTGGTTTAATTATTTGATCTTGTTTCTGCCGCCCAAAGAAATCATAAAGAGTGTCCATTGATGCAGTCCCTCCAAAAAGTGGTGCATTGAGCTGCAAGGCTTGAACAATTGCAAGTGCTTCTTCTTCTTTGCCAGATTTGATCAACTCCCTAGCCGTAGTTAATTGTTTAATGGCCTCTTCGACTTTTGTTGGTTTCTCTTGTTTGCTTGGAGCATAACCAACTGTACCTGGGCCAATAGTAGGAGTTTGCCTTTGTTCCTCCTGCCTTGGAATAAGGAACTTTTTAGATGGAGTCCATTGCTCTCTGGGGGCTGTCTCAAAACCTGGAAGTGTCACACCAAATACATCAACAGGTTCTGGTGGTGAATTTTTATCAATGTAGACGTCAAACTTTTTACCATTAACGTCGATCTCTTGAGTTTTCTCTGCACCGCGAGGAACATCATTTAGAGTAAGCGGGGTTCCATCTGGCTGAGTTGCTGTCAAAGGAAGCTCTATATCGGGAAGAACTCCAGCGTCATTTGGTCCAGCAGCTCCTGCAACTTGAATTGGTTCATAAACCCCCTCAGCATTAAGAACCATTTGTTGAGTTCCGCCTTGAGGCAGGTTAATATTTACTGGAGTTTGAGATTTTTTAACTTGGAACTCAGCCTTAATTGCTGGATCTAAACCAGCCGAATATTTAGAAATAAGATTGGCTGCCGCTTGTCCTTGTCCGCTTTGAGCGAGTTCATTTACAGATGATGAAATTTCATCTGGAACGAACTTTTTGCCAGTTTTTTCTTCTACGGATTTAAGCGCAGCAAGTGAACCAATAGCCTCAGCTGAAGCAGCGTAATTTTTCTGCTCTTGCTCCGAAACCTTCAAATCAAGTTCTCTTTGCGCTCTAGACGCTGATGTTTCATATTGCATCCTCTCAAGCCCAAGGCGTTGCTGTTGCATTCCTTGTTCAGACTGGAATCGCATTTGATTTGT